CATTGGAACATTCACATACGGCCACTCTAAAACAAATGGACATGAAGATTGCCATGTACTATTGTTTTTAAAGTATTTGTATTCTAGTAAATCGTGTAAATCTGATGGGTTAAATTTACGTTTGGTGATAGTTAATAATACAGCAGTCATAATATAAGTTCCTTAAGCAATCATTGAAATAAAACGGTTTAATACTAATTTGTTATTTAATTTGTTTTTTGAGTAATTATAAAAAGCAGATACTAAGGTTTTGGTTGATGTAGTATTCACAACTTTATCACCAAAGCCATCATCATCTTCAATTTCCAATCTGTCATTACGGAGAAAATGGTATTCATCATATCCTACATCAGTTATTGTGTATGAACCTACTTTATTGAATACTTTAGCATATTTGTCCATAATTATATCTTCCGTATTGCCTTTATAAGATTTATATGCACTGCGGAAAGACCCCCTTGGCATAATATAGAATCCAGTAATGCTACAACCTGTGCGAAGTTTTAATAATTTTAATAAACTCATGGTTTGTTCAGTATTAACATGATTATGTTTATATTTAAATGATGCAGTTTCTTTATTTTTGGGGTCACGGAATATAATAGTTGCTGAATAGTTTATTGACCTAGAAGTTTTAAGTTCTCCGGCCTCATGGTTTACTACCTGATACACATTATGCAATGTATGTCCATCTCCATCAGTCAAAAATACTGTATTTACAATATCTAATTTATTATCCTTTTGAAATTTAGGTAAGATTTTCATAGCACATAAAATAGTTTCATTTAATGGTGTGCCAGAAAGACCCATACCTGGAACATTCCAATTACATAAATTACGGTTTTGGTATGAGAATAGATATTGTGTAGCATATCTAAATTGTGATGCGTTCATTTTAGATGATATAATATTTAATAATTTTGTACCCTCGGCAAACATTATATCGCCATGTTTATATCCTAAATTGAAATTTTTACCATCATTAGGATAACCAGTTGAAAAAGCATATACTTCATATGGAATATTTACTTTTTTACAGAAAAACACTAAAGTTAATAATTGTTTAATTGTTTCGTGTATTGAATTGGACATTGAACCAGACCAATCTAAGAATAATACTAATCCATGAGATTTACCATTAGGAACAATAGTCAATCGTTTAAAAATATCATCAGTAAAATTATATGAATAGATTTTTTTCATATTCAAATCACCAGTTTTAGAAATTGATGCTTTGGCCATTTGTGAAGCATTTTTGCGTAATTCAAATTCCTTAACCAAATATGATACTGTTTTACCGGATGATTTTCTAAATGAGTTTAATTCTACATCTAATTCTTCGGTAAATTGAGTGAGATATAATCCTTGCCAATTTTGTTTAGGTAAACTAATGTGAGAATATAATTCTTTATGGCCAACAATAATTTTATCTAAATTTAGGTCAGGAATATCCACATAGTCATATTCTGTTTTTCCGTATAATGATTTTTCTCTATCTCGAAAAGCATTATCGGTTTTGGATTCTAATTTATCGCCTGCGCCTAATGTGTTACCATCATCACTATCTGGTTCATCATCCACATCACCACTACCTGAAGAAGGCATTTGATTAGATTTTTCATTTCTAGGAGGCAATTCAGCTTTATCAATTTCTATTGATTCCATATCTCCAATATCACCAAAATCATCATCCGTTGTCAATTCAAAATTGTCACCATATTTAAATACAATGTCAATTTCATCTTCTTGAGGATTTAATTTCATGTGTTCTACGATTTCTTGCGAAACGACAATAACATCATCAAAGGTTTCTGCATTTTCCACTTTAACTAAAAGTGCTCGTTCCTCATCAGTAAAGGGTAATTTGAAATATATGCCACATTTACATTCTAGGTTAATTCTATCAATTAAATTTAATGTATTTGGGTCAGTATCACCAAGACCAAAGAAATCCATATCAAGAATTTCTCGATATCCTTTAGTAAATGCCATTTTCATACCTGGAAATTTACGTTTGATTTTCTTTTCAATGCGAGCATCTTCACACACATTGACAACAGATTTTGGGATTTTTAAATCGATGGTGGCATTATGCCAGCCTTCTGGTGGAGTATTTAAAGCATGAGAAACTTCATGGCCAATGAATAAGTCATATAAATCCGGAGAAATATCATCTTTAAACGTAGGAATAACTAAAACACGGCCTTTTAAATCAAAGTAGGCAGTTTCAACCTTACGCTGTTCAACAGTAATGTTTTCAGCTGCCATTAATTTGGCCAGTTGGGATTTTGAAGGTGTAATCATAATATATTAATTCTCAATAAGTTTTCAGTACATAAACCATTGTACACCAATTATTATAAATTGTCAAGCATTACTATTTAAATTTATGCAATTGTTTTTCATCATATTCATCATCATCACGATGATTTACTTTTTTTGTTTTGGAATATTCTCTATGTTTTTCTCTAATCCGTTTTTGTGCGAGATAATCATCAGAATAATCATTTCCAGAAGTAAAGTCCTGAAACCTTTTCAAACCTTTAGCCATTTTAGTTCTTTGTTCCTATTTTGTGTGCCATTTGAAAGCAGTATTGATAATGGTATCAATATCAGAATACTGCGGTGTAAATCCCAATTGTTTTGCGGCCAATGATATATTAGCTTGTAAAATACTTGGGTCTCCGGACCTTCTTGGTCCAAATTTTATATTTTTCTTATGTCCAGTAAGTTCTTCTACTTTTTTTACAACTTCTAAATTGGAATATGTTTTTCCTCCACCAACATTGACAATTGGTAAATCAAATTTACCTAATGATAATATTATGGCTTTGGCCAAATCAGTAATATGTACATAATCCCGCACACAAGTTCCGTCTGGAGTAGGATAATCATTTCCAAAAATTGTAATGTCAGAAGAATTTAATATATTTGGAATTAAATGAAACTCCGGTTCATGATCTTCTCCAAATTCATTATCTACATCAGCACCAGCTGCATTAAAAAATCTTAATGATGTGGAATCAATTCCATGTATAGATTTATAATCTGCCATGATTTGTTCGATAATTAATTTTGTTCTGGCATACACATTAGTAGGATTAGTAGATAACATTTCGGATAATTGTTTATCTACCTGAGAATTTCCATATACTGATGCGGAAGATGCAAAAACTATTTTCTTTACACAAAAACATACCATTGCATCTAAGATATTAATAGACCCAATGATGTTATTATTATAATATTTTGTTGCATTTTGTTGACTTTCACCAACAGAAATTTCTCCTGCTAAATGTACAACAGCATCAATAGGATGCACGGTAAATATTTTAAACACATCTTTTGGACTTTTTATATCTCTGCCAGTATATATAAAACTACTGTATTTTAGAATATTATCATTATCGATTGTATTTTTAATGTCCATAATAATAACATTATGGCCAGTATTAAATAGTTCTTTAACTACAATCTTACCAATATATCCCAATCCACCTGTTACTAATATCGTACTCATATTTTATATCAATCCTGGAAAGACCTTATCGATTAATTTTTTATTTAAATGTTCGATTTTTAAATCTTTGTTCATAATACCCAATACAACATCAGATTCTCTAGGTTCTAAAGTTTCGACCAATCGTACAAATAAATCATTTCTACGTTTTTCTGTCAATTTCTCGGCAGTTGCATCACCTTTTCTGAATAGATACAATCGTCTAATTTCTAAATCTAATGATGACATTGACATTCCTGGTAATGTATCTGGGGTTTTATAATTAGATGGCATTTCTTTAACCAAAAATTCAAATTTAGGGTCAAAGGTAAGTTTTAACACATTCTGTAAAGTTTGTGAATTGTTTCTTGCTAAACACTGGCCACGTTCTAATTCAGTTGTTGCTAATTTAAATTCGTCCAATATTTCATATACATTTTTTTTCATTAGAAATCCTCTATGCATTCCATTAAGTTTGTAAGTTTCTTTTCAACAAAATAATTAAATAATTTCATTCTATTATTTGTGTTAGCTTCATTATATGTAGTAACAATATTTTGTCTGATATCTTCAGGAATATAGTTAAAATCAATTAATGTTTTATTTCTTATATAGTAATTATATTGCT